CTCCATTCTTAGATACAAGTTCCTGAAACATATCCTTACGCTTCTTAGGTGTACCTTGTTTAAAGAGTTCATTATCCAATAGCTGAGTAGCAGTCCTTTGGTTCAACTGATCAAAGAGTTGGTTATACCTATTCTTAGTCCTAGCATCACTTGACTTAGGAGCAGCCTTATAAGTAGGCAACCCCATCATGTTGTACACACGGTCTAGGTCAGTAAGGTATTTCTCCCTGTCAGTAGAAATAAACTTAGTTGGTTGTTGTCTAGGTTGACCCTCTGTAGGATTGTACTTCTTCTCATAATCAGCTATACCTAGGCCCATAACAAACTGGTCAATGTACCTGAAGGAATCCCTCAAGACTTTGTTTCCTTGGTTACGGTCAGGTACGTAAGAGTCCTCACCCCTAGCTAGACCTACAGCGGTATTAAGCGGGTCCATGAAACGGGTACCAGCACTTACAATCTGAGAACCAACTGAACCACCGATATCCTTACCTAGGTTTACGATTTCTCTCCCATCACCATTCAAAAGGGTCTCTAGCATTTGCATTGCAGAAGATCCACTAGCTGAAAGGTTACGAGTCAACTGCCCTACAAACTGATCAGCAATAGACTTTGCAACTTCTCCGGGAACCTCTTCATCCCTGTTCCAATGGGCAATGATCCTAGCTGCAGCCTTGTAGATACCATAAGGGAACTCATAGGCCTCATCCAGAACTGCACCACTAGAGTCAAGTTCTTGGTTCCAAGACAAACCTAAGTCAATGTACTCAGCTTCTCTAGACGACAACAAAGAAGCAGCAGTCCAAGAGATAGCAGCACGGGTCATCAACTCTTCAGTAGAGTAAGAAGATTTACCACCTTTAAGGATAAGTGAGAGTCCAGAGTTGTCTGACATGAAAGCCATAGTGTTATTGAAGAAACGACCAAATGGGATCAGCATACCTAGGCCGGGGACATTACGTACATCCTCAATAAACCCTGCAGCTTCACCGAGGAGACCTCTCCCCTTGTAACTCTTAGAGAAGATTGTAGACATGGTTTCATCCACAGCCCAAGCTTCTACAGCAGAGTACTCTTTGGTCGCCATCTTCTTAAGATAACCCTTTGACTTAAAGAACTCATCGTACCCCATGCCAAACTTAGCACGCAGTCCTTTATCCATCTGAGTGATAAACTCAATAGATTTGGTGTAGGAGTCCTGAGCAGTAACTAGGTTCATCTTTTGTACGAAGTCAATAAACTTGTCAGAGCTTGAACCTAAGAGCATCATGTCTGGGTCAAACCCATCAGCCATCTTACTCGCATCTTCAACACCACCGGGAAGCACCCTAGCCAAATCTTTCACAGCCCTAGGCCTAACAGCAGCATACTTCATGAACTGATCGTATGTAGCATTGGGTTCAAGTGTATTACGGAGTTTGAACAGAGTATTACCAGCAGCTTGAGTCATTTCAGACGTCACTTCTTTCCAAGACTTCTTACCTACAAAAGCTTTAGCAGGATTCAATACGAAAGCCATACTCAACTGAGATACACTATTCATAGTACTAGCAGCACCATAACCAGCTACGTTAAGCCAAGTAGTGGACAAGTTAGATACTAGCAACCTAATAAGACGGTTCTGTACCCCACCAACCCAACCCTCTGGGATATCAGCCTTAGCTTGAAGCCAGCTAACCTTCTCATCAAGTTTAGTCTTAGAGGTACTGATATTACCATTGATCATGAACTCTACTGCTTCACCAAGTGTTACAGTCTGAGACTCACGACCCATGATCTTTGAGATAGTTGAAGCAGCTTGAAAGACTTGACCAGCACCTGACATTTTATCATGGAAAGCAGTGGCAAATTCCTTCTGACTCAACTTGCTAAGTTCCCCCATAGGGTTCCCTGTTATAGAAGTAAAGTCTTTGATAAAGGTAGTGAACTCTTCTGGTTCAGCCTCCATGATAACGTCAGACATGAACTTAGTAATAGTATCGTCTTTATCTCTTTTTACCCAACCATAACCTTGTTCCACCATAGTAGAGGCAAGACCTTGGAGACCATTTTCTTCGTCACCCAACATAAGTTTGATAAAGAAGTCTGTATCCTTATCCATCAATTCTGTACCAGAGTTAACCCAAGTATTAGGCTTGGCACTTTTAGTCACATCTTGCTTAAGGCCACTAGTCATCTGAGAGAGTTTAACACCCTTAGCATCCAGACGTAGCGCAGCAGGGCCAGAAGACCCACCCTTACCTATAACCTTGGCACCACCAGCGATAGCACCCATGACAACAAGAGAACCTACACCAGAGATAACACCCTGTGCTACATTGTAGTTATCTTGAAGGAGTGTCTCCATCATGGCGTCTTGGTAGATATAGTCCGTACCAAATGCAGCAGCACTGTCCACTGCCCCTGTAACAGCAAATTCCTTAAGTGCTGTATTAGAGGTTAGCTTCTGTACAACTGTCTTACCAATAGCTTCTCTGGTTGCCTCTCTCGTAAAGAGTTCAATCTGTTGTTTCTTTGCAACATCTTTAGCAAGTCCAGCAAAAACCTCTCCAGCTTTATCTGCAGCAGCCTTCCTACTCATACCACCAACTATAAGCTCTTGCATCTTCTTCTTTGCAGTTACTTGAGCAGCTTGATTAGCAACCTTCATTCCACCTGAAGTGGCAATCTTACCCAGACCGAAACTAATAAGGTTTACTGGATCAAAGATAGCACTACGTGCGAAGTCCCCTACAATCTCAGCTTTCTCCCAACCACTAGTGTCCCCAAAGAGACCTTCCATACCTTCGTACAGAGCATAGGCACTTTGGACTTTCTTCATGTCTTCAGGCTTAACCCCATTCAAGAAGTTAAGTTCACTCACTGCACGTACACTGTTACCACCAGCAAAGCCCCTCATATTATTGAGGAACATATCTACTACCTTCTCTCGGTCCATACCCTTACTCTGGGTACCATAACGAGCAACCATATAATCTTCGATAGGCTTGTAGAAACGATCTTGAAGAAGGTCATCCGCAGAGTAACCTTCCTCATTTACGATTGGGGCACCTTCTTCATCAAAAGTTACTAGAGGGGGTTCTTCCTTAATAATACCAAAGAAGTCATCTAGAGACTCAGGTTCACTTACTTGTTCAGGGGTATTGGGAGTCAGTCCAAAGAGTTCATCCAAACTTTGTGCTTGAGGTTCTACTTCCTCTTGAAGACCGAGAGATTGCATTTCAGTGTCTGTTTCAACCCCACTCAAGCCAAAGAGTTCATCAAGTGATTTAGGGGTTTCCGACATTAGTTTGACTCCAATCAAAGTTAGGCCATTTTTTCTTAGCCATTTCTCTAGCTTCATCAGATGTATTAGGTGAGTTGTAGAGGTCTAGTACTTGCTGTGGTGGGTCACTTTCAGCTTCTTCAGTTACGACAAAACGACTACCATATACAGAGCCGGGAAGGAGAGTTGCAGCATCACCACCTTGAGAGATAAGTTTATCAAAAGCTTGCTGACCGTATTTTTTGAGCAACATTTCTTTTGATTGCGGCTTATCCAGACTATTGACAAACTCTCTGTCAGCCTGATCACCAGACTCCCAAGCCAATTGAGATACAACACCAAAGAGTTTCTCGTCAGCAAACTGGTAATCCGCTGTAGATGGGGCCTTTTGTAGACCATCACCTGTGACCACTACAATACCTTTACCTACACCACGCCTTTTCAGTTGTTGTAGTGCAGTGTAATAGGCATCATCATCTTTGATAATACTATCCATATCATCGGAGGTAGGTAGAACCTCTGCATTCTCTCCATCAGAGTATAGTGTGAAGCTATCAATAATCTGGTCAGCAGTAAGTGTACCTTCCCGACCTTCCTGAGATTTTTGTATTGCATCTAGAAGTTCTGGGGCTAGTCGGGGGTTATCAGCAATCTTAGCAAGGTACTCACTAGCTCTATCAGAGTCCCCTACCAAGTCTTTTACCGCATTAAAACTAGCAGTCAAGTTTTCTGCAGCACCCTTAGCTCCACTCCTAGATGCACCTACCTGACTTGTACCATAAATACCAGCCTCAGCAAGAGCCGCCATCCTACGCTCTTTAAGGGCTAGGTCACGGTCCTCTACTTGCCAACCACGAGTTTCAGCCCTCTCAGACTTACGAAGCTCAATCTCTTCTTTACGTACACCCTCACGTTCTTTCCTCTCGGAAATCTCACCGTAAGCCCTAGCTACACCTTGAAAGAAACCCATCTTATTGACCCCTTGCCATCAAGCCCTTCTTAGGCTCTTCCATCATTACTTCTTCTTCCATTGGCATTTCTTCAGAACCTTCATCCTCGAAGAGATACTCATCGGAACTTTCTTCTATGTCGTCACGATTAAAAGGTTCTGGCTCCATGTCCATACCCTTAAGCATCTTCTTAGCTTTCATTACAGCCCGCATATCATCAGACTTCTTACGATCCTTATCACGAGAGAGACCTTCATCAAACTCAATGTCAAGGGCTTCAGCAGTCTGCTTAATGTATTCATGTACGACAGGAGCAGCTAAGAGACTAAGATCAATAGAGTGGATACCATTAGCTACAGCACTGCGCATAAGGCCTTTGACAAGAGTGTACAGGTCAACAGCTTCAAACTCCAGTGCATCCAATACAGCATTCATACGATCCTCATCTTGAAGTCGCATAATGTGCATCTGGATCACTTCTTCTGGATCAGTCAACTCTGGTGGGCGTTCCCAAGCATGTGCTTTAGGTGCTCCAGTAAGGGACTCTCCGGGGATTGGTGCGTTCATTTTAATCTCTCCAATTTCCTACTTTTTTAGCCCCTGAGAGACCTTGACGTTCTGATACTCCAGCGGTCTTTCGGCCATACCAAGGGGTCCATCCAGAGTCAACAGCAGCGTCTAGGGAGAATTGAACCTGTTTCTTCAAGCCAGCTACACTATTGTCTTCTGTAAGAGTTCTACCTGTTTGCTTCTCGTATTGATTACCTAATCCACCACCTGTATATAGTTGGAAAGGACCAAAGGAGGCTTCTTTACCTCCAAGAGAACCGTCACCACTCCTTGCAATTTGAGACTGATAAGCACCAGCACCCTCACTCCTGAAGATAGCCACAGCAACAGTAGGATCAATATTTCTCAGTTTTGCTTCTTTTATAATGATAGCCTCTAGATCTTTCTGTGAGACCGGATATCCCCCCTTAACTTCAGAGGAAGCTTCTCCTAGTTTTATCTCACCATCACGGATCGTACCCTTAGGACGAACCATAGAAGTAACCTCATCAGAAGTCTCTGCCAGTTCCTCTGGAGTAGGCTCATCTGGACCCAACTCTTTTACTTCTTCTTTCTTAGGTTGCATCCCACGAATAAAACCCATGTACTTACCTTGTACATCTGTATCTTCTACTTCAAGAGGTGTGATATCTGCACGACTACCCAGACCAGACCTACGTTTCCCAGAGGTTGCTTCCTCTACGATACCCTCTGCCTGAGTCCTAAGGCTATGTAATCTTTTCTCGTAGTCCATATCTTAACCCTTAAACCAATCGAAGGCCTTACTAATAAGATTACCTACAAGGTATCCCTTAGCTTCGTCTTCTTTATTACCTTGTTGCCACTGAGCGAGTTCAAACTGTTTATCAGCCAGTAACATCTGTACTTCACGATCAAGACTAGACTCAGAAGAGGTAAAGGCAAAGGCCATAAGGTCTCTCTCCCTCTGCCACAACTGTTCTAGTGCTGCACCAGTGAAGGCGTTAGCTGTTTTAGCTGCTTCCATATTAGCATCATTCTGGGCTGCAGTATTAATAGTGGAGATATTCTGACGCCACTGTGCATTAGACTGAGCTATGACAAGACTATTAGTAGCATTAAACCTGTCACGCATATCTTCCATCTGAGCATTAAACTGTTTAGCTGCATTCTCAGTATCTACATTAGACTTGTTGATTGCATTGATTTGAGTGGCATTAAAGCGAGAAACACTCTCTTCCAAAGATGCAAAGAACTGGTCAGTTTGGTTCTTACTAGAAGCGTTAAATTGCTTTGCAGCATTCTCAGCAGCTTGATCACTAAAGATACCAGCAAATCTCTGCTGTGCCTTGAAGATAACAGTTTGTTGCTCATTTGTCAAGTTCTGAAGTTCAAACTGTGCAGTAGTACTTGCATCTTGCATGGCGATAGGAAGAGCAGACTCCATTGCAGCTTGTACAATAGCCTGACCAGCCATAGAAGAAGCACCAAGACCACGAGCACTCATCTTAGACATTGCTGCCCGCATAGCACCAGAGGCCCATGGTGGAGTACCATCGTTCTCGAAGTCCTCCATGAGAAGCTCTAGCTGGCCCCGTACAGTACCTAACTCAGATACAGTACCCTTAGCCGCCTCAAGGTCATTAAGCTCTTGTTGTACCTGATCTGAGACCTTAGTGACATCTACTGTGTTAGTATCGGTATTCTCAGGGAGAGTAGCAGTAGCAGTGCCAGTAATAAGAGAGGGGTCAATAGTAGGTGAACCAGTGACTTGCCCTGTAGCAGGATCAATGATTGTTCCCGGAGTCTCAGTCATCATAGCTACATCAGCAGTAGTCACATTTGCTGTAGGGTCTGTATAAGCAGACTGAGCCATATTCTTTTGAGCGCTACTAAAGGCTTGCTGTTGCGCAAAGTCCTCATAGTTTACTGACTGAGATTCACTTGAACCAGCAATGTTATTTAGTATGGCCTCTAGTGGAATGCCTCTACGGAAAGAACTCATATACCACTCAAGGCCGTCAGCATCTGGATTACGACCAAAGATAGTCCGGTAGGCTTCAGTAATCTGATCTTTCGCAGAGTCAATAGTCCCTTGAAGTGTAGCTTCATAGTCTAAAAGACTTGCACCGGAACTTTCAAAAGCAGCAATCTCTTCAGCAGTTGGCTCTCGACCAAAAACTTTCTTATATACTGCGTTAACATCTGTGATTTTGAAGTCAGCTAAAAGTAGGTTCTGTAGGTCAGCATAGGACATACCCCCCGCCACAGCCTGAGAGTACTTATCAAGTTCTTCATTCGTAGGTTGACGACCAAGGACAGCATCGAAGTTTTCTAGTACCGATTTATCTTCTGGGTTTGGGAAGTCCCTACGAAGGTAGTAAGAGAGTTCTTGTTCACCTAGGCCATTACCAACCAAGCTAGCGTATTTAGCTACCTGTTCAGCAGTTGGTTCCTTCCCAAGGAAGTTTTTAAGTAGATCTGTTGCTGTAACTGCAAAACCAGACATACCTTCTTGTGACTTCTTGGCAGCATCAGCGGCGATATTAAGGGCAACCTGCTCAGGGGTAACCTTACCTTCAGCAAGATTCTTACCGTACCAATTTATAGCAGCATCATCAAAAGTAAGATTGTCGTACTTATCATACTGAGACTTGAGAAAATCTGTATAAGAATTAGCATCACCACTACCTGCAGGGATGGGGGCTACATAACCCTCTTGTGCCCTACTTGCAGCATCTTTAGCTAGGTTAGCAGCTACCTGTTCAGGGGTAACCTTACCTTCAGCAAGATTCTTACCATACCAATTCAGAGCAGCATCATCAAAAGTGAGATTGTCGTACTTAGCATACTCTTGTTGAAGGAAGTTTGTGTAATCTGATGCTTTCTTAGTAGGTGTTGGAGTAGGTGTTGGAGTAGGTGTTGGAGTAGGTGTTGGAGTAGGTGTTGGAGTAGGTGTTGGAGTAGGTGTTGGAGTAGAAGATGCCTCAGCTTGACGTCTTGCAGCATCTTTAGCTAGATTAGCAGCTACCTGTTCTTGAGTAACCTTACCTTCAGAAAGATTCTTGCCGTACCAATTCAGAGCAGCATCATCAAAAGTAAGATTACCATACTTAGCATACTCTTGCCTAAGGAAGTTTGTGTAATCACCAGCAGAACCAGAAGTAGCACCACCTTCAGCAAAACCTTGAGGGGCAGCAGAACCAGAAGTAGCACCACCTTCAGCAAAACCTTGAGGGGCAGCAGGAGCAGGAGTGGGGGGTTGACTTAGAGTAGCCGCAGCTTTATCAAAGGCTAGAAACTTCTTAGCAGCAGCAGGGTTAGTCTGAAGGAAACTCTTCATACCTTCTTCACCCGCTGGACCTGCATAACCCATACGAGATAGAAGCCTGTGTTTTTGGTCTGTCGAGAAAGTCATTCTATCTCTTTCCTTATTATTGTATTAGTGCCACTTCCAGAGAGTGACTGCAAAGAACATAGCTAGTCTTGTAGCTGAGTTTACACCTGAGACTTTAAGTGCTGCTTGAAAGACACCACCAGCAGTAGGTCTATCCCACCCAGACTTTAGCATATGATCGTGGATAGCTGCTGCTTTAAGGTACTTGGGATTATGGGGACTTAGTATGAACCTTAAACCTTTTGGAATAGACATATCAAACTCAAAACCACTGGGTACGACATAAGTAAGATTACTACCTAATCTACCTAGTTCAAAAGATACTGGTTCTGATGAAAGGTATTTAGTACTTCTTAGTCTTATACACCATTCTATGTCTTTTGTAAAGTCACTCATGTGTCAACTCTCTAGACAAACAGGCCATCAACTTGACTGTCAGTCAGGCCAAGCTGCGCCTTTAGGGCATAAACCAATGGGGCATTCCTGCGAATATTTGGCGTTGAGAGTGCCTCAACCTTTGCCTCAAGTGTCGCCAAATACGGCTGCACAAGCGCAGGCAGGCTATTACCGCCCGCCCAATTTTCCGCCTCGGCTTCTGTGATCAGGCCCGCATTGTATGCTTTGACCGCAAATTGCCCGCGTGTTGTCACCATGGTTGCGCGTTTATGCTCAAGGATTTTTTCTGCCAATTCTTCGGGGGTTCTCTTAGCCATCAGGACACCTTCACTTTCAAGTTCTGGGCTGCGTTGGACGTGATCCGCACTGTCGTGCTGTCGGGATAATCAAAGTCGTAATCTGTACCCAAAACAGCGCCTTGGTTGAGGGCGTTTGCATCGTAGTCGATTGTCACGCCGTTGGATGAGGGAACGGACCTTGACGCAGAAGCCATATAAAGCGCGACCATCAGGTCAAGTTCATCGCCAAGGACGTAATGGTTCGCATCTGCAACAGCTTCAAGCTGCGCCTTGTCCATCCGGTTTGACGCTACTGACAACGCCTGCTGTAGTGCCTCAAACTCTGCGTTTGTTGTTGCGGCTGTCCATGTGGTGCTGGCGTAGGTTGCATTTGAATTATACTGCCACGTTCCAGCGTTATTGCGCACAATGTCCCGCTCGCCGCTTGTGTTGTCTATGACCGTCCATGCTGTCCGGTTATCTGTCGAGACAGCATAAAAGGCATCACCTGAACCTTTGAACTCACTGGCGACCATTGAATTGATGTCAGTCCAGAATGTGCTGTCAATTTGCCCAGCCACGTTTGTGATAGCGGGGTGATATTGGGCCGTGGGGCTTATGGGAGTGCCTACGTCATATTCATAAATATTATCGCCGCTGCCGCTAGCATACATCTTTGTGCCATCTGGCTTGAAGAATAGTCCTTGCGGGGTCGAGTTTTGTGAATTAACACTAAAGGCTTGCAAATAAACCGCTGTAGAAACATCCCAAGCGGTGCTTAGATCATATTCATTAACGTTGTCATTCCCAGACCCAATAACATACATTTTCAAACCATCTGGCTTAAAGAATAGCCCATTTGGGAACGTTTCTTGCGGATTGACACTAAAGGTTTGCAAATAAACCGCAGTGGAAACATTCCAAAGGCCACCTAGATCAAATTCATTAACGTCATCCCCCGAATCGCCCAGAGCATACATCTTGGTGCCGTCTGGCTTGAAGAATATTGTTTTTGGGTTATTTTCAACAAGAAACCTATAGTTTTGCACAAAGGTCGCAGTGGAAATATTCCAAGCGGTGCTTAGATCATACTCATGAACTCTGTCATTCGTATACCCAATAACAAACATTTTCAAACCATCTGGCTTGAAGAATACATCGAATGGGAGAGCGGTTTCCACACTGACATTGAAGCTATGCAAATAAACCGCTGTAGAAACATCCCAAGCGGTGCTTAGATCATACTCAAAAACGCTGTCATTCGTAGCCCCAACAACATACATTTTCAAACCATCTGGCTTGAAGAATATCCCTGCTGGGTCTGTATCTTGCGCACTAAGATTAACATTCTGCAAATAAACCGAAGTGGAAACATCCCAAGCGCCAACAAAACCCAAACTTAATTCAAGTCCCTTGGTGGCGTTCAAAGCGGTATCATACATACCCCAATCACCAGATGCGATGGCGCTTGTGTCCGTAAAAGGGGTGATCAGGTAGTAGCTACCGTCAACATTGGTGAGGACCGCTGAACCACCGTTCCCTTCGATTGTTTTGCCCACATCCCCAGCCGCGAATGAACCTGTGCCAAGCGTAAATGTGCCATCAACAGTTGCGCTAGAGGGCGTGATCGTGGTTGCATAAGCTGTGTCGTGACGCTCGAAGTTGTACCCATCTATCGCAACGTCCCATCGGCTGCTAGACACCCCCGTTTGCGGCACCTCTTTGGTCACAGTCACCGTAGGTGCGTTGCCTGCACCGGCACTTAGGGCAATGGTCGAGGTTTCGTTGCGAAGGAATGATTTTGTGAGCGATCCAAGCATTGAGGTGATGCCAAGGTTTGTTTTTGCTGCGTCTACATCTGTCAGATCGGACAAGTTGTTTGATGCCTGTAGCGCAGTGTCAGCAGTAGCGCCTTGAGCAGCGGTGGCATAATCTGTTGAAGCTGTGGTAGCGGCTGTTCCAAGACCTAGGTTAGTACGTGCTGTGGCTGCGTTGGCAAGATCAGACAGATTGCTTGATGCCTGTAGTGCAGTGTCCGCCGTAGAACCTTGTGCGGCTGTGGCATAGTCAGTTGAATCTGTGGTAGCAGCGGTACCAAGACCTAAGTTTGTTCTAGCTGTGGCTGCGTTGTCTAGGTCTGAAAGGTTATTGACTCCAACCAATGCACCAGAGGTGTCGAATGCGGCTGTTTGCCAAGCTGCACCATCATAGATTTTCAAGATATCAGAAGTTGTATTCCAATAGATAGCGCCAGTAAGAAGAGCATTACCATCGTTGTCCACTGTAGGGTCAGAAGCTTTATCTCCAAGATACCGGTCATCGAATGCATCATAAGAGGCAGCAGCATTGGATGCACTTGTAGCAGCGTTTCCTTCAGAGACTAGAGCAGCAGCAGCACTGTCAGCAGCAGCAGTGGCGGAACCAAGAATGCCGTCTACGTAGGTCTTAGTAGTTGCATCTGTACCTGTTGCAGGTGTGCCGAGACCAGTAATCTTAGAGCCACCCATAGCGATAGCACCACTCATGGTACCACCAGAGAGGTTCAACTTGAGTGCATCTGCAGTATCTACATAAGTCTTAGTGGCCGCGTCTTGTGATAGGGTAGGATCACCAAGACCAGTAATCTTAGAGGTACCCATAGCGATAGCACCTGACATGGTACCACCAGCAAGGGGAAGTTTAGTAGCGATAGAATCAGTAATAGTGGTAGAAAAGTTAGCATCATCCCCAAGTGCAGCAGCCAACTCATTTAGGGTATCAAGAGCACCCGGAGCAGCGGCTACAAGAGAGGATACTTCAGTATCTACGTAAGCTTTAGTAGCTGCGTCTTGAGCCAATGTAGGATCACCAAGACCAGTAATCTTAGAGGTACCCATGGCAAGTTCACCACTAAGTGTACCACCAGAAAGGTTCAACTTAAGTGCATCTGCAGTATCTACGTAAGCTTTAGTAGCAGCTTCCTGAGCAGAGGTGGGATCAGAGACATTAGAAATAGGAGTATTAGTTACATCCAATGTACCATTGATTGTTACGTTAGTGAAAGAACTAGAACCAGAGCCAGCAGTTACATTGCCTGTGAGGTCTCCTGTGACATTACCTGTTATGTTCCCTGTTACATTACCTACAAGAGCACCAGTTACATTGACGTCACCACCAACATTGGCATCACCAGCGAGATGAAGGTCTTTAAACTTAGTAGCAACAGCACCAAGGTCTACATCATTAGTGGTTACAGGTGCAAAGAGTCCATCAGAAAGACGAGCTTGCTCTACAGCAGTAGAAGAAACTTCGACAAAAAAGCCTACACGATTGTTCGCAGTATTAATAACTACTTTATTAAGGGCGTCTAAGTCTGCAATAAGTGGGACATAAGAACCCTCATCAGAAGAGCCATCGTGCTTATGTCCTGTAACACCAGTAGCGTCAAAAGCAAAGGCATCACGAATCTTATTGTACTCAGCATTTAGAGGAGAGGAACGAACTACCGCTGTAGGTACTAGGTCCGAACTTGACTGTCTTGTATATCCAGACATTTGTTATCCTTATCTTTTATCTGCTATTGCGTAGCTTAGAACTAGTGCTTCAATGGAGTGGCTAGGCTGGTCTGCTGTAGTGACATAGACAACAGAAACCGATCTCCCAGAACCCTCTACTGTCGTCCTACGTAATGGGCTTGGGTTGCCATCAAAAATACTTGTTTCATCGTATGTGGCTAGCCCATAGAAACTTGCTGCACCATCTGTACTGAAAGCATAGTCCGTAGGGCTTAGAGTGTACTCATCTTCATAGTCGTAGACAAGACCCATATCTACACTAATCACCCCATCTGCTCTTAAGTATGTAAAGACTTCGTGGACAATCTTTCTATTAATAGGATCATCCATATGGAAGTAAGGAGTTTGAAAGAGAGATTCAATAGGAGTTCCAGCAAAAGTGTTCCCAGACTCCTGCCGATACACACTCCCAGTAGAATCCCCGTGAATGATGTACTCTTCATCCCCAAGGTAACTAGAGTCTCCACAAGCCATACTTACACCAATAAGACGAGAGAACTCAAAACCTTGTCCCCCTTGACCTGTACGACGAAGAGCACCAATAATACCCAGAGATTCTTCATCAGGGAAGAACATACGGAATTGAGACTTCTTGTTCAAAACAAGTATTGAGGCTTTTGTCATATCCTCTGAAGAGGGCAGACCTTCAAAGACTGACTGAATTGGTTTAGAGATTGTGTTAATCTCTACGTCACCGATACGATCTGTACCACTAATAGGACGGATACCGTCAGGACCAAGGAAGAGCAAATCACCATTGAACTCTACCACAGAATCAGGTGCAACGCAACCCAGATTTTTAGTCACATCTTGCAAAGCAAAGTTAGCTATAGAAGAACCAACAACCTTTTTAATGTTATTTGTCCCAAAGACATAAAGAGTGTCTCGGAAGGATTTAATAGCGTTGATCTTAAACCCCACATTGATGACACCAGCACCATTAGCAGGAGTGAAGTCTGTGGGATCTTCTGGTGCAGAGAATACAAGGCTGTTTGGCTCAGAACTATCCCCGGAGATAAAGAGGTGGTTAGAAAAAGACTCACAAAGGGAGGGGGTTGAAAGTACACTACCTGTGGTTACTTGAGTGTAGTTAGTGCCATCCCAGATAGCGAGAGGATTAACCCCATCTGTCATCACTAGTTTAGGGAGACCCCAGTAAAGTTTAGCAAACCTTACCTTTTCTACTCCCGTCATAGTGGGGGTACCTACAGTTGTGGGGCTAACCCAAGCTGATGTAGTGCTATTCCAGTAGTGGAAGTAATCATTACCTACAGTGGGTTTCCTGCAGCCAAACACCCCGTTATTAAGATCTTCAAAGACTGCAAGACCTAGGGTAGTCCCAGTTCCCGGAAGAGTCCCATAGTCGTTAGTGAAACCTTTAATACGCGAATAGCCCCCACGAATGGAAGGCTCATAGTTAATCAATCTGATTGCTGTACCGGGGAATTGAGTTGCTTGAGTAAGTACATCAAGACTAGTAAACAAACCCCCCGCACAAGAAACAGGAAAGGAGCGTATCTCATCCATTAATTGAGTCGTCCTTTTCTCTTACCTTGGATCATGGTAGAATGGGCATCAATAGGTTCATCAATAAGAACCCTACGCATCGTGCGGATACCTTCATCAAAGGCTTGTTTATGGATCATTGCGGATTCATTATTAGAACGGAACCGCATCATATACATCATAGCACCGTCTACAATAATGTGGTTAAACCTTGAAGGGATTACTGCTTCATCATTATAGAGAGTTAGTGCTGTAGGAATCTTCCAGTAAGTGTACTCGACTTGGTACGCCTTATCTGGTACTGGAGTTACCCCAAAGGATTCTCCATAGGTTTGATAAACAAAATAAGGTTGAGAGATACCAGAGCCACTATCCCCATTCTCATCTTCCATCTTATGATTCTGTACATACTGTTCAAAAGTAAGAGGAGTGAGGGTCTTAGGTTCAGCACCTAGTGTGTCATTCTTTTTAAGAAAGAAGGTATCATAGTCAGGAGAGGAGTAGTCTGAAGGGAAAGCGTAAGTGCCTGTACCTGCTACCATAGTCTCTGTGTAGGCTTGTTTTAGAAAAGGCCATTCTTGACCAGTCTGACAAATCTCGTAGATTGCATTATTCACTGCACTCTTTGCGAGAGCTTGGACGTTCCGAACTGAGGAGAAACCTTCCCCACCAGTATCCAGAGGAACCTCATTCAACCTTGTCAGAACTAGATTTGTAATTGTAACGAAGTTTGACATTGAGCTTCCCTAATTAAAGATAGAAAGAGGGCCACCCTTTCGAGCAGCCCCCGATCAGTAATTAAACTTGATCCCGTGCGACTTCAGCAGCAGACTTATCTGCACCGAAACCATCCAGATCCATCAGGTATGCAAACACACGGATCACACCAGAAGTATCTGGAGTTGTACCAATGAGCAGCATGTCGATGGTGGAAGCAGAGGAGCTAACGATAGGGCAAGCAGTGCTAACCATAGTTGCATAAGTACCTGCA